CCTGGTGGAGCAATTGTTGTGGTTATGACAAGATGGAATATGAAAGACTTAACCGGCATGTTATTAAAATCTCAAAAAGAATTAAAATCAGATCAATGGCATGTAATAGAATTTCCAGCGATTATGCCATCAGGAAATCCTGTTTGGCCAGAATATTGGAAGAAGGAAGAATTAGAAGGTGTAAAAGCATCACTTAGTATTGGAAAGTGGAACGCGCAATGGATGCAAAATCCAACCGCGGAAGAAGGTTCATTGATAAAGAGGGAATGGTGGCGAAAATGGGACCGCGATTATATTCCAGCTTTAAAACATGTTATACAAAGTTATGATACTGCATTTTTAAAAAAAGAAACAGCGGATTACTCTGCTATTACGACTTGGGGTGTTTTTCATGAAGGAGAAGATACTGCACCTAACTTAATACTGTTAGATGCTTTAAAAGAACGGTTAGAATTTCCAGAGTTAAGGAAAAAGGCACTAGAACAGTATAACTATTGGAAACCTGAATCGGTTATCATTGAGTCTAAAGCATCTGGATTACCATTGACATATGAGTTGCGAAAAATGGGGATTCCTGTTATAAATTACACACCTAGCAAAGGAAACGACAAACATGCTAGAGTAAACGCTGTATCCCCTCTTTTTGAGAGTGGACAAATTTGGGCGCCTGAAGAAAAATTCGCAGAAGAGGTTATAGAAGAGTGTGCATCATTTCCTTATGGAGATCATGACGATTTGGTGGACAGTATGACACAAGCGGTAATGAGATTCCGTCAGGGTGGATTTGTATCTCACCCAGAAGATGAAAAAGACGAAGTTTCAATACCACATAACAGGACTTATTATTAATGGCCAAGAAAAAAGACTACGACTGGAGAAAAGATTGGGATTGGACCGATCCTGAAGATGGCCCAGCAAGTTGGGACGATGTCGAAGTTAAAGAGATTGAAATAGATTTAGATAAATTTTTACTTCCTAAAGAATATGCATATGGTGGAGGAGTTGGACATTTATTAGAACCAACTCAAACTTACCATCAGTATCATGACTTCACCGCTCCGATGACCGTTGGTGCGATGGTAGATAACATGTATAATCGGGGAGGTAGAGTTAATTATGAAAGTGGGGGATGGAATCCAGGAGTTGGAAGAGATAAAAAAGGATATCAAAAAACTAGCCCACATCATAGTAGTCGTGATGATGGACCACCAAAGATAATTAATCCACCATTACCAAAAGATAAAAGCACAGAACTTTTTACATTTGATGAATACACAGGCAAACCAATGACCTACGCAGATGTAGCAACTGCAAATAATTTTTTAAATTTAGTAAAAACTCAAGGTGGTTATACAATGGGTGAAAATGCAGAAGCAGATGCTTTGTATGAGGCTTATAGAACAGCTACAGGCAGAGATACTTTTATGCAAGATGCAACTGTTGACGCTGAAATAAATTCAAATATATCAGAAATTGATGGAAATTATAAAGCATTTATTGATTCAAAATCTACAATAACAGACAACCCTACTGGAAGAATGTCAAAATCTTTAATGGTACAAACACCCACAAGTTTTACACAAAGATTTACGACACCATCTGGAATTATGGAAAATGACATAGCCCAACCTTTTGGTGCACCACAAAGTTTATCTGTTGATCCTTATTCTAATAATATTATTGGTACTAATTTAGCGGACGGCGGTCGAGTAGGAATGTTCATGGGCGGCGATCCGCTAACAGGACAAGCACTAGCTATTTACAATTCTATGAATGATTATGGTTTTAGTGATGCAGAAATTGCGAGTGCTTTACAACAACAAGGTTTATATACACCACCAGGTTCAAGTACACCAACTCCTGATCCCGATCCAACTCCACCTCCAACTTCAGGTCAAGGCGAAGGAGATTCTCAACGTCAAGTTAATCTTGGATTAGGTTTTGAAGGAACTCCAACAAGGGTAAATCCAAAATATTATTATGAAAGTCCATCTACGGTTCCAGGATGGAGTAAACAATATGCAGATGATCAACTTCCTTTATCAGCTGAAGCTCAAAAAATAAAAGAGTCTTATTCATCTCAAATAGATCAACCTTTATCAGATGCGGCACAAAAGAAAAAAGATTTTTTTGCACAACAAATAGATCAACCTTTATCACCTGAAGCTCAAAAAATGAAAGAGTTTTATGAAAGCAAAGGTGTAAATCTTCCAAATGAATGGGGAATTTATAGAAATCCTAATCCAGGTTTAGCAGAAGAAATATTTGGAAAATATACAGGAAGTAATTATCCTTATTATAGACAACAAGGAGCCATTGGAAATTATTTAGATAAAGGAATTGGAGTATTTCCTTTTTTAACTAAATTTGGAAAAGGAGCTGGAAATATTCTTAGTGGTATTTTTGGGAGACAAAATCAACCTCAATTAGGAACTTTAACAGGGGATGCTAGATGGGCAGTAGAAGGACCAATGTCTCATGGTAATTTAGGAAATAGAGATGCATTTGGAGTTTATACAGGCGGTAAAACTTTATTTGGAAAAACCGCAAATTATGAAGAAAGATTAAGAAATCTATTAGAGGAAAAATTTGGTGAGGATTCAATGATTGGGGATATAACTATGAAAGAGTACATAGCCAAAAATCCTAATTCATGGCACGCTAGACAATTAGCACATATTAACAAAGTTTTAGCCATTAAAGATGAAGAAAGAGCATTAGCTAAAAAACCTATTTTTGATATTGAAACTATCGAAGGAGATAAATTCAAAGGCACGAAGCAACAACAAGAAACTATTTCACAAAGAGGCCGAGAAGGTGGATCAGGTGGTAGAATGGTTGATAGAAGAACAGGTGCTATGAAAGGATATGAAAAAGGTGCTGGTGGTGGTAAAGATGCACCTAGTCAACACTTCTACATTAAAGATGGTGGAATAGCTCAATACGCTCCGAAGAAAAAAGGCATAGCTTCGATGTTCACTAGGAGAAGATAGTGGTAAATTTAACTCCAGGTTTTGGCGGCGGCATAGAAGCACAAAAAAAAGGAACAGCTGCATCAGTAGCAGCATTTAAAGCAAGAGAAGTCGATAGAATAAGACCTACTTTTTACGATGGAAAATTAGGTATCAAAGGTCCAGAAGAATTAATTGAACAGTATAAAATAGATTTTGCAAAAAGATTAAAATTTCCTAAAAGTGGTTCTGAATATAAAAAAGCAATTGCATTAGGTGAAATTTTAAGTGATGCTGATTTAGCCAAAAAATATAAAGTTACTATTGGAGATGTAGAAAGAATTAATAGAGTAATTAAAAAAGATTTAGGAACATATGCAGCCCCTGATAAGAAACGTTATAAGACAGGTGTAATTAGAAGAGAAGAATTAGAAAAAGTAACAGATTTAGGATTAGAACAAGAATACACAAAATTAAAAAAAGGTGAACGAATTGGTAATCCTGACCTAGCTCATAGAGTTTCAAAAAAATATAATGTTACTACATCTAATTTAGGTTTAGATCATCCTTTGATTAATAGAGTGATAGTAAAACCTAATGAAAGAGATATTAGTAGACTTTATGATAAAAGAATTAAAATAGAAAATAAATATAAATTAAAAGATGGAACTTTTAAAAAACCATCTAAAGCAGATGTAAAAATTTTAGAAAAAATTAATACAGATGTAATGGATCTCGCTGCAGAAACAAATGGAAGAATAAGTGCAATTGTAAATGATCCTACTAATTTAAATAAACCTTATGGAACGTTTGGTATTGATCATAGCAAAACAATTGGTGGAGGAATAATTGATAATGTAATGCTAAAAGATGTAAGAAGTTTGCCTGCAGATGAACAAGCTTTTTTAAAACTTAATTTGTTAGAACTTAAAAAAAGAGAATTAAATAAAACTACTGACGTATTAAATAAAGAATATAAAGATATTTTATCAAAACCAAAAGTTATAAAAAGAATTAAAAATATTGTTGATAAAGGCAATATGGAAAAAGCCTATGTAGATCAAGCTAAAGAACTTTTAAAAGTTGATAACTTTGTAAAAAAAGTAAAATCTGTCCCCGGTGGATGTAGAGCTATTATTACCAGAGCATTAGGTGGGCCGCTAGATACTTGCGAAGCAATTATTAAAGCAGATCCTAAAAAAGCCGCTGCTAAATTAAACAAGGCAATTACCGCAACCAAAGGACCATTAAAAGATTTAAAAGAAGATTCACAAAAACTTATTCGTTTATTACAAGGCCAAGAATTTGCTTCTAGAAAAGAATATGGAAAATATTTAGACGAAGTATTAGGACCACCTGATGATGTTTTTGGAAGTCCATTAAAAGACGATATGTTAAAAAAATTTGACAAAGTACAAGCTAAAAATGTTACTCCTTCAAAAAAACTTGCTAATCTTATAGACACTGGTCAAGTCACAACCGCGGACAAAGTACCTCAACCCGAAAAATCTATTTTAAGAGATGAATTTAAAGAAGCAAACATCAGATGGAATAATGACGTCGGTGCATTTGAAACTGCAAACGGAGATGTAGCTACGCAAGAAGATTTAAAATTATATGCAGAAGAAAATCCAATGGAAGTTAAAGTTGGAACTGAACCTCCAACCCCTAATAAGTCAGTTTTAAAAACTGTAGGTAAAACTTTAGCCAGAGTAGGAGCTCCCTTACCAACTGCCTTAATTGATGGTTACTTTATCAATAAACAAATGGATGAAGGAAAATCTACAGCAGAAATTGCTAAGGACCCCTTGAACTGGATTGGATTAGCTGCTATGGAACCTTTATCAAAAGTAAGTGGAGTAGCTGAAAAAGGTGGAATGAATGCAGTGTTGAGATTAGGATTGAATCCTGCTACAATTAGGGGTATAAGTAGGTTTGCGGGTTTACCGGGACTTGCAATAAGTACGGCTATGACTGCATATGATCAATATAAAAAATATCAAAACGAAGAAGGATTCGTATATAACTTATTCAATAAAGAGGGGAATTAATTAAATGGCTGATGTAGATAAAGCATTAAACACCACAACGACAATTGAAGTTCCAAAAGAGGAAGAAGTATTAGCTGTTCAAGAACAGATTAAAGAAAACGTAGAAAACAAAGACAACGTTGCTGTTACTATGGACGAAGAAGGTGGAGCAGAAATAGAATTTAATCCATCAACAGTTAATCCAGAAGGTGGACAAGATCATTTTGAAAATTTAGCAGAATATTTAGAAGATAAAGTTTTAGATCCATTAGCAACCGAACTAATGGATAAATATCAAGAATATAAACAATCAAGACAAGAATGGGTTGAAAGTTATAGAGAAGGTTTAAATCTTTTAGGATTTAAATATGTAACTAGAACAGAACCATTTAGAGGTGCCGCAAGTGTAACTCACCCAGTTTTAGCTGAAGCAGTAACACAGTTTCAAGCACAAGCTTATAAAGAATTATTACCAGCAGATGGACCTGTTAGAACTCAAATTATGGGAGATGTTAATATTCCTAAAGAAGAACAGGCGAAACGTGTAAAAGATTTTATGAATTATCAACTGATGGATCAGATGAAAGAATATGAACCAGAATTTGATCAAATGCTTTTCTATCTACCCCTTAGCGGCTCTACTTTTAAGAAAGTTTATTATGACGATCTTTTAGGAAGAGCCGTTTCAAAATTTGTACCGGCTGAAGATTTAGTCGTTCCGTATTCTGCTACCTCATTAGAAGATGCGGAAGCTGTAATCCACGTTATACGTATTTCTCAAAATGATTTACGTAAACAACAAATCAATGGCTTTTATAGAGACATTGATTTGGGAGAACCGCCTTTAAAAGAAGATGCCTTAAAACAAAAAGAATTAGAATTAGAAGGTATTAGACAAACAGGTACAGAAGACATGTACACAATTTTAGAAATGCATGTTAATGTAGATTTAGATGGTCATGAAGATGTTGACCCAGAAGATGGTGAACCAACTGGAATTAAATTACCTTACATTATAACAATTGATGAAGCTAATAGTAAAATTTTATCTATTAGAAGAAATTACGAAGCACAAGATCCTCTTAAGAAAAAACAAGATTATTTTGTTCACTTTAAATTTTTACCAGGTCTTGGTTTTTATGGTTTAGGTTTAATTCACATGATTGGTGGATTGTCTAGAACTGCAACAGTTGCTTTAAGACAATTATTAGATGCAGGAACTTTAGCAAACTTACCAGCAGGTTTTAAAACTAGAGGTGTAAGAATGCGTGATGATGCACAGCCATTACAACCTGGAGAATTTAGAGATGTTGATGTACCTGGTGGAAATATCAGAGATCAATTTATGCAATTACCATTTAAAGGACCAGATCAAACTTTATTAGCTTTAATGGGTACTGTTGTTCAAGGTGCTCAAAGATTTGCATCTATTGCTGACGCACAAGTTGGAGATATGAACCAACAAGCCGCGGTCGGTACTACAGTTGCACTATTAGAGAGAGGATCAAGAGTAATGTCAGCGATCCACAAAAGACTATACGTTGGTCTTAAGAATGAATTTAAATTATTAGCTGAAGTTTTTAAAACTTACTTACCTCCGGTTTATCCATACGATGTACCAGGAGCTAGCAGACAAATTAAAGTTCAAGACTTTGATGACAGAATAGATATTTTACCAGTTGCTGATCCAAATATCTTTTCTCAAACTCAAAGAATTTCAATGGCGCAAACACAACTACAATTAGCGCAATCAAATCCTAAAATGCATAATTTATATCAAGCTTATAGATCAATGTATGATGCAATTGGAATTAAAAATGTAAATTCAATTTTACCACCACCACAACCACCACAACCAATGGATCCAGCATTAGAAAATATTTTAGCTATTAGTGGAAAACCTTTTCAAGCGTATCCAGGTCAAGACCATAAAGCTCATATTGATTCTCATTTAAGTTTTATGTCTATTTCAATGGTGCAAAATAACCCAATGGCTATGATGTCTTTACAAAAAAATATTTTAGAGCACATTTCTATAATGGCACAAGAGCAAGTTCAGTTAGAATTTGTTGAAGAGATGAAAGAAATGCAACAAATCCAACAACAACTACAACCAATGATGCAAAATCCACAAATGCAACAACAAATGATGCAAAATCCACAAGCAATGCAGATGCAACAACGAGTTAAACAGATAAGTTCACAGATTGAATCAAGAAAAGCTGTGTTAATTGCTGAAATGATGAAAGATTATGCTAAAGAAGAGGACAAAATTAGCTCTGAAGTAGGCGGTGATCCGTTATTAAAACTAAAATCAAGAGAATTAGACTTAAGAGCTAAGGCTGATCAAGATAAAAATGCAAATAATGAGGCAAGACTTGATTTAGACACTATGAAAGCGATGATGAACGACCAACAACACGACGAAAAGCTTGAACAAAACGAAGAATTAGCTGGATTACGTGCAGGAGTGTCTATTGCGAAACAACAAATGGCTGATGAAAGTAAGCGTCACGATTTTGGTAGAAATTTTAAAAAAAATTAACTATAATAAACACATAAGGAGCAAAATATGAGCAAAGATTGGCAAAGAGGTTCAGGTTATGTCAAAGCACCTAAAATTACAAAAGAATTAGGTGTTGGCAAAGACGGATATCAAACTGGCGGGGTTAAAATTGAAGCTACTGATCCTTTTGAAACTCAAACAGTAACTGTTAGAGGAACAAAAGCGATGAGAGCAGATAAAAAACCTGTCAAAGCTAAATGGTACTAGGTTATGTGGTTATCAGCAATTAAATTAGCTGTCTCTGCGGGT